TATAAAGAAACACCTTTTGTCACCAACAATCAATATGTCCAGTCCGAGAGAACACGATTTAGCGAAAGCAGTAGTAGAAGCCATCCGGCGGAAATAGGGGGAGGAGAGATGAGTAAAGATAAGTGCCTGTGTGACATCAAGGGATATGTTACTGAGAGTTGCAATGAACATGCTTACTTACTCAAAGAAATAGAGTGTCCTCAATGCGTCCGCTTCCGGGAGAAGTTGGACCGGGAGAAGATGGCGAAGGTGATCCATCGTAATGACCATGAGTGTGCCGAGTCGCTTGACTGGTGGAAAGAACAAGGGGAAGCGAGGGAGACATACCGGAGACTCGCCGATGCCCTCATCAAATATCTCACCGAGTAGGAGGAAACGTGGAACTGATAACGAAAGCGGATGATCCGAGACTTACCGGCAATGATATCCTCAACGGGTTAGTGCCGGGTGATCTCGTGACGGAATCTTTACGCGCCGTGTTGAAGGAACGGGATTCCGCGAGAGCGGAGAAGGAGGGGCAGGTGTGCGCCATGAAGCCGCCCATTGTCTGTATCTGCGGATCAACGCGCTTCAAGCAGGCGTGGATCGCTGAGAACGCCAGGCTTACCGGTGAAGGAAATATCGTCCTTGCGGTCGGGCTGTGGGGGCATCACGAGCGTGTTTTCCCTGACGCGGAGACGAAGAAGAAATTGGATGAACTTCACCTACGTAAGATCGACCTATGTGATTGGGTGTGGGTGCTCGACATCGGCGGGTACATCGGCGAAAGCACACGGAACGAAATCGCCTACGCTGAGACGCACGGGAAATTTGTTCGTTACTTGTCGAAGGAGATACCCGATTACATCGAGCCGGTTGATCCGTTACTCGCCGCCCTCTCCCGGCTCGCGGAGAAGGAGGGAAAATGATACATCTGCTAATCGTTGCGATGCTGATAGCGGGAACGGGAGGATATGTAAGGAATGCATGAGGATGTTCAGGACGAATTACAGAGTCCGCCGCCCGCGCAGGGGGTGAGAGATGAAGGATGAAATAAACGTGTTGTAAGGAGGGGTGATGAAAATTGAATTGTACGGTAAAATTTATGAATGGGATGAAAAATCCGTAGCAGAAACCCATAACATATCAAATAGAAAAGTTTGTCTGGTTCATCATAATTTTATTAATGCCAATCTCCATTGGAGTAAAAAAGTTCCTTCCGGAGAATATCATATATCCCTACAAAATAATGGGGAAGACGAACGTTTTGGATCTCCTTGGGGTAGGGGGTACGGGGGGATAAGATTTTGTAAAAATTGTAAATATATAGATTGTATCCATATTTGGGAAGATGAAAAAGAAAAAGACGAATCTTGGAAAATTTGTAATCATAGTTGGCATGGGGGATTAGCAAGAAGTTATAATAACAACGGTGCAGAATGGATTTGTAATAAATGTGGTGCTGTTTATAGATTTATGTATGGTCATGGGGGAAGCCTATATGTATGCGATCCCTGCTATAAAGCATCAATTGAGAGTATGACCCAACAGGGAGGAACATTGGAGAAGTATCTTTCAGAATATTGTTGTTCTCCCCGATTGCCTTTTATAAAAACTTGTGTAATTTGTAAAAGAAAAATAAGAATAACGTGAGGGGAAGATGGAAAAACCAATTGCTTACAAAATTAATGCAAAAAAAGCATACTTGAAAGATGGAACAGAGTTATGGATTCTTGAAAACGATAAATTTTTAATAGATCAAGCACCAAAAAATATAAAGGAACACAAGGGTCCCTTAGATGTAGTAGTTGATATTGGAGCACATATTGGGATAGTATCCATAGCAGCAGCTAAATTGGGGGCAAAGGTATATGCCTTCGAACCTTCAGAGCTAAATATTCAAATTCTTACCAGAAATATTATAGAGAATAAATTAACAAATAAAATAACCGTAATTCCTATGGCAGTAACAAACCATTCTGGAGACTCTTTGCCATTATTTATGGCCACCAATATGAACAGTTCTGGCCAACGTTCTTTAGTTTTTAAAATGGATGGGGATTTTCCTATTGAAAGTATGGCTACTACTATATCACTCAAAGATTTACTTATAAGGGTTTTCCAGATCGAAGAAAAAATTGACTACTTGAAATGTGACATAGAAGGCGGGGAGTGGATACTTATTGAAGAGGACCCCGAACTGAAAGAGTTGGTAAGCAAAGTAGGATTCATAGAAATGTCTGTTCACCCCCTAGGAGATAGTAGGTATTTCAGTGGAATACCTGGAGATTACGTTCAAACAATGGAAAGGTGGTTGGAATCCTGCGTACCTGGGCGTTGGTGTATCCCGTGGGGAACTCCGACAGATAGAGACTTGTTAATCCAATTGGGGGGTGGAAAATGAAAAAGAATCCTAAAGTTACTGAATTTGTAGTTACTGGGCAAGAAAAACGTAATTTTCATATGCGACCGGGGGATACATTAACCGTAACATTCAGAGAAGTAGGTACTTTTCCTAATGGTAAACAAACAACAATATCAGAAGTTCCAGTTCTTACAGAAAAAATTACTGAACATATGACTACAGATGATATTTTTATTGCAAGGGCAAACATAGACGGTCAACCTGCTAAAATGGGGGGATTTACGATTAAGAAAGAGGGAAAATAATGAACGCCATCCCATTATTTACGAAAGAGGGAAACCCAACGAATATTTCTTATTGTTCTTCCTGCAAACTCCCCCACGTTCACGACATAGCAGAGAATTGTTGTAAGAAGGGCATCTGTAAAATTTGTGAAAAGGAAACCCCCTCCGTACATAATCTGATGTGCTACGACTGTCGAGATAAAGAACAAATGGAGAAGGCAGAGAAATTAGAAAATTGGGACGGTCCCGTAGTATTCAATGATTCTTATTATGCTACTTTAGAAGATTTAATATGTTGTAATGATGAAGAAAAACTACCTGAATTCGTATATATCGCAGAAACTGAAAATATTCTTAAACTTGATGTAGAAGATATTTTGGAAAGACTTTGCGAGAACCTTTACGAAGATGCCTATGAAGATTTAAATGGCGTCGATGAATTTAAGAACGCCGTGAAGGATTTCAACGAAGCTAATGGGAGAAATACTTATCGGATGGAAAGTGGAAAAAAGGCTGTAAGAGTACCAAAGGGAGAAAAATAATGAATCTAATAATACAAAACACCGACGAAAGATTAAGAAATATAGAAAGGGAAATAATAGCAAATGGTTGCAAAGGACCAGAAGGGGTTCTCGTAAAATCCCTCCGTGCATCTCTTCTCAAAGAAGAGGAATTGAAAAATTGGATAGATGATCTCCAATCAGGAAATTGGATCACATGTGTCTACTGTGGTCACCGATATGGACCCAAGGAGAGCACCCCTGTATCAATGGCCGATATTCTCAAAGAGCACATTGAAAAATGCCCGGAACATCCTATGTCAAAATTGAAATCCCAACTAAATCAAATAAAAGAAACCATACAAGATTGCATATGTCAAAAGTATGGTTCTGATAGAATCCTCCCGCATGATATATGCAAAAAAATTAATGCTATACTATCCCCACCAGAGGAGAAATAAAATGAAAAAATTAGTTAAATTCAGTCTAATTTTATCCATTATCTTATTTGGATGTGCTGAGAAAAGATGGGTATGCTATGTGGATAAAAATGCAGATAGCAATTGCATCAAAGGAGATTGCGTTGAGATGGCAGAGAAAGGACAATTGAATTGTAGAAAGGGAAATAGGATAATGAAAATATATCCGCTCAAGGAAGCGTTCATTTACTCAGTTAATCCGCCAACTGATATTCAAAAATGTAGAGAAAGTGGTGATAAGGGAGAAATAAAATGACTCCAGCTATAGAAATAGCAATTTGCGGATTTCTAATTCTCATAATATTAATATTAGTTTGGTGGTGGGGGTATCGAGAGGGAAAACAACGAAATTTACAAGAAGAAAAAGAAGTCGAATTATTAAAAATAGTTTATAAAATGGGGCAAATTTTGAGAGAATGCCCCAACTGTGGTGAATGGCATAGTAATTGGAAAAAATTTATAGATTCTGTAGATATATTAAAAGCTCATTATTCTCAAGAAAAAGAAATTAGGGAGAGTAAATGAGCCATAAAGTTTTACATACTGAAGAATGGTATGAGGATCATTGCGATACTTGCGAGCACAGTAAAGAACTTCATTGTTTAATTTCGAAAGAAGTAGTCATAAATGGAAAAAATAAATACATAGCATCGGGGTGTATGGTATTTATGGATAATGGACGGAGGCTTGAGGGGAATAATCCTCACCTGAGATGCAAATGTGGGGGGTTTAAGTAATGAGAAAATTAATATGGCCTACTTATGGCGGAGTATACAAGATATTAAATGTAATGAATGGTAAAGTTTATGTGGGGTCCGCTGCTAATTTTAAATCTAGATGGAAGTTTCATTTAGGCCAACTTCGTTACGGAAACCATCACTCTATAACTCTTCAAAGAGCTTATAACAAATATGGTGAAAGGAATTTTATGTTCGTAATTATAGAAGTAATAAAAGATAAAACAAAATTGAAAGAAAGAGAACAAATTTGGAAAGATTTTTATAAATCATATGATCCGAGATATGGATATGATATATGTCCTAAAGCTGAAAATTGCTTAGGAGTAAAACATACTCCAGAAACATGTGCCAAAAGATCTGTGGCCACCAAAAGAAATTGGGCAAATCCTGAATGCAGAGAAAGAATTATGACAAATCTAAAAAAAAGTCTATCCGATCCAGAATATAAATCTAAAATGGCAAAGATAACTAAAAAGATGTGGGAAAATCCAGAACTAAGAAAAAAAATGTTAGATGGCCAAAATAATAGAAAACCTCTAAGTACGGAAACCAAAAATAAAATCGCCTTTAGAAATAGAGAAATAGCCAAAGATCCTGAATGGAGAGCTAAAGTGTCCGCATCAAACAAAGGAAAAGTTAGGAGTGAAGAAGCTAGAGCTAATATGTCTATAGCCCAAAAGGGAAGGCCGAGAAAACCCCACTCTGCAGAGACTAAAGCAAAAATAGCAAAAGCTGCCCATAAACGATGGGCAAATCCTAAATTTCAAGAAAAAATGAAAAACATAATGGATAGTAAAGAATACCACGATAAAATATCTAAATCTCAAAAGATAAGATACAATAAACAAAAAGAAACTAAGCAATGAATATAAAAATAATAAATTCTATATTCAGCAAGGTTAATACTTATGAAGACGCTAAAATTTTGGCAGATTTCCTAAAATATAAAGAAACGTATTGGCGCCAAACTCAATTTAGACGAGTGGAAAAAGAATATTATAAACCATTAGTTAAAAAAGGCGAATTTTTAACCGGGTTTATTCCTAGAGTAAAAAATTATTGTATATCAAACAACATACCTATTAACATAGAGGAACCACCATTACCACTAATACCATATTTTACTGATGACCAAATAGAAAATATCACTATTCCGAGAGGACTTAAATTAAAACCGGATCAAGTCTTTGCTATAAAAAATATTCTTACGAATATACGAGGGGTAATTTTTCACCCTACCGGCTCGGGAAAAACAATAATTTTTCTATCTTTTATTTCTTTATTTCCTGATTTAAACAGTCTTATTGTAGTAAATACTAAAGACATATTAGAGCAAACATTTGAACGCGCCTCTGAGTTTTTTCCCAAAGAAGTAGGCAAACTGGGGGGAGGATATAATTCCCCAAATAGAATAACTATAGCGACGATTCAAACATTAAAAGATATTCCATCGGATAGTTTATTTTTCAAAGAAATAGATATAGTAGTAATCGACGAAACTCATCACTGCGCTAGATTTTCAAAACCGTTTAGTACGGAGGGTGGTGGATCCTACGCTAAAGTATTATCATCAATTGATTGCCCATTCAAAATTGGGTTTACTGCCACCCTCCCTCATGAGGGGAAAGGACAACTAGCACTTGAAGGTTACATAGGGCCAGTCATTTCAAAAAAGAAAATTTCAGAGGTGGAAAGATTGGCAAAAATAAAAGTTATTCTAAAAAAGTTGCCCATTACGTTGGCCGCTAGAGAAGCGAAGTCATATCAGGAAGTATATAAATATTCCGTAACGTTCAATAGCCGACGCCATAAACTAGTTCTACAAACGGCTGATAATTTAGTAAAAGCTGGCAGAACCGTACTTATCATCGTATCACTTGTACAACATGGAAATAATATTCTTGATATGGCACATAGATTATTTCCTCATCTACGAATTGAATTTGTTTGGAGTAAGATACCTGGAACCACTCGTACAACAATAAAAAAAGATTTAAATGAAGGATTGGTAGATGTAGTAATTGCAGATGCAGTTTGGAAAGAAGGGGTCGATATTCCTACATTAGGGGCAATTATAAACGCTGCCGGAGGAAAATCAGAAATTAATACAATACAATCCCTCGGGAGGGGATTGCGCACCGTTCCTGGAATAAAAGATGATGTTATTTTGGTAGATATTCTAGATATTAGTTCACGCTATTTAGTTGAGCATTTTGGACTAAGGTTAGTTTTATATTTTGACGAGGGATGGATGGGAAATGAACAATTTTAATAAAACATATATTATTTATAAAACTACAAATTTAATAAATAAGAAGATTTATGTCGGAAAAGATGAGCATAATAATTCCATTTAATAGAGATAAACGATGGCAATGAATATACCCATAGAAAAAATATTACCTACCATTATGGTAATACTAGCATTAGGATCTTCTATTGGGTACGCTATCAAAGGGATATCAGAATGGAGAATGGCCCTATATTGGCTTGCTGCGGCTACTCTAAATTATGTAGTAACGTGGTGAGGAGGATAAGATGAAATATGGATGCTACCACGTTATAACGGAACAAGCTGAAAATGCATTACCATATTGCCAAATATGCGCCCCAGAATATATCAAATCCTTCCGCAACAAACTAGACCGGAGTAAGTTAGCATCTGAATTTATCTACAAACATACAGTGTCCTACCTTCATCCAGATAAGACAAGATCCCTTCGGTGGGACGAATTAACCGATGACCAAAAGGAACCTTATTATCAAGATGCCGACGCACTCATTAAATATTTCGAGGGGTAAAATAATGAAAATTAAATTGAAGACTAAAATTGAAAAAGAAATTACAGTAGACGTAGAATTCCCCATTTATGTAAAACATGATTGTAGCGAGGATGATTATGAATCCATTCACTATATTAAAAGAGAATCTGAAACTATGCATATAGAACTTCATAAATCCCATAGTTATATTTCTGGCGGTACATTATACGAATTGGAGATAAGCAAACGTAAAGTGAATGGTACTGCCGATTACTTTTTAGGCACCGGAGAATTTAAATCCAGCAAAAAAGAATTTGAATCTGTACTAAAGGAATTCAAAGAAAAACTTAATTCAATATCATAATAAGAAAAAGAGTGTTAAAAAGAAAGGAAAAATAATGGAAAAAGTATTCGTAGCTAGACATCCATTGACCTATATCAAAGACGTAAAGTTTCATACAAATGCAGATTGCCCTTCATTTCGAAGAGCAGACCCAAGATACAAAACAAGCGTAGATAGAAACGAAGCTGAACAACTATATAGATATTGCAGACTATGTGAAAATCATAGGACAAAACGTGGACATAAATAAAGTAGGAAACATTGAGGTTGGTTCTATAGTAAAAATAACGCGTGTTGGGGGAAACTTTATTTTTGCTAGAATAGAAAAATTTACCCCGAACATAATACCAGATTGGTATAATATGGATTTTACTATAATTTTTTTCTCCCCAGAACAATGTTCTAAAATGTCTTGGGTATTAAGAGCACCACAAATAAATGGAGAACAGTTTGAAATGGGGGATAAAAAAATGATTATAGATTTAATACTTCCCCCCATAGGAACTTCTGCCGAAACTCCTACAGAAATAGCAAAAGAAATGCCAAAAGAGGGAAAAGTGATCCCCTTCAAAAAAAACACACAATGATCTACGTCGATGAATTAAAAGAATATGATTGGGTAGTTTGGGGGAAAGAAACTGCAAATTGCCATATGTTCACTGACGGAGATTTAGAAGAACTACATATCTTTGCAAATAAGATAGGAATGAAAAAAGAGTGGATTCATAATAGCAAACACCCTCATTATGATCTCACTCCATCTAAGAGAAAATTAGCAGTAGAATATGGAGCCAAAGAAATTACTACTAAGGATTGGATGAAAAGGGAAAGAGCAAAAATAATATCAGATGCCATGGCCAAAGTGGCATTTGAAATATTAGACCCTGAATTTTCTAATATTGAGAAAAAAATATTAGCTAAAATAGATGGAATAAATAATATAGGGGAATTCATAGTAAATGAGCCAGAAGCAGAAATAATGGCTGCTAATCATCTAATAGCTATAAACATAAAAAGAGATGAAAAAGGAAAAATTGTCTCCCTTATATGGGGAGGATATAAATTCAAAGTTAGTCAATTTATTCCAACAAGAGACAGTAATGAATGATTTAACCATAGCCCTGTTTGATGTAGTATCCTATCTGAACGATAAAGGAATATCTTTCAATTCTGAGAGAATGGATCGAGGATGGATTGGTATTTCGTGTCTGTGGTGTTCGGATTCGGGGGAACACTTGGGAGTGAATATCAACTCAAATTTTGTCTCCTGTTGGAAGTGCGGGAAAAAAGGGAGTATCGCTAAACTGGTAAAAGCAATAGAGAACCACGTCACTTTTTCTGAAACTTTAGAAGTGATTGAGAAGTATCAAGACTTTAACCGGATGGGATTATTCAATCTTCCAGAAGAATCTAATTCTAAGATATCTCATTTAAAAATACCTAAAAATTTTATAAAATTATCTTGGCCGATTGTTCCTGATATAGTAATAAAATTCTTGGTCAAAAGAGGATTTGATCCAGAAGTGTTCATAAGAAGTAGAGAATTTTATTATGGTGGGCACGTAGGTCATTTTAAATTTCGTTTAATTCTCCCAATAACACTTCGAGGACGATTAGTGACTTGGGTGGGTCGAGATGTAACGGGGAGGTCAGAAATAAAATATAGAAATCTTGAGGAGGAAAAGAGCATTTTACCAGCAAAAAACACACTGTATGGATTTGACGAAGCCCCCCCAGGGAGTAACCTTCTGGTTGTAGAGGGGCCTATTGATCAATTGAAGTGTGGTGCCGGCTCCGTAGCCACTTACGGAACGGCGTGGACTGACCGACAAGTTACTCTACTGAGGGAACTAAATCCCCAGAATGTAACCATACTGTACGATAGTGAAATAGAAGCTCAGAAATCCGCTAACCGCTTGGCAAGGATGATATGGTGGTGCCCCTGCGAGATAGTTATGCTAAATAATGTGAAAGATCCCGGAGAATTAACGGTGGAGCAGGGGAAAGAGTTGATGGGATCGTTACGATGAAAACCAAAATAACCAACATAGAAAAAGTATTTGCTCTAGCAGATTCCATCGATATTGAAGAAGGAAAAGTTGCCTACGCAAGATATAACAAAATGCTAAAAAGCATAGCCGATTACTATGAATTTGGATTCTGTCAAACAGTCGCCACTTTCGTTGCTCTATCCCCAAATAATGATTACCAAGGAAATTTACGATCTCTAGTCAGTATTATGATTGGGGCCAATAAAAAAATATCCCCAAAAGAAATCACTGTATCTACCTACAATCAATGCAGAAATAGAGCGTATGATTTTTTAGTGGGAAATAAAGATTTCTTAGCAGAAACGGACGGAGTGAAAACTAGAAATTTTTACTTGAATATTCTATACCCCAAAAATCCTAAATATATAACACTTGACGGACACATGTGTTCTATTTATTCTGGTAGACGATATCGAATGAAAGAAGTAGCGGAATTGAAATTAGTGTCTTCCCTGAAAAGATACAATGAAATGGCCGAAGCATTTTTCAAAGTAGCTAAAAAACATAAATTATTGCCTAATCAATTACAAGTTATTTTATGGTTTACTTGGAAGAGAATAGAGAATATAGTATTTTTCCCGCAGTTAAGTCTGTGGAATGAGGGAAATCATTGGAATATTACTAAAGATCCTAGTGTAATTCAACCATATAAAACGGGGGGGAATAGAAATGGACAAAAAAACTGATAAAACTATTCAAGATTTAGAAGCTAGAATTGCAGAGTTGGAGGGGAAAAATAAAGTAAAAAATATAATAATGGCTGTTCAAGACGAAGGGATTTTGGTCCTAGAAATAGACTTAAATAAAGAATTTGGGGAATCCAAATCTGGAAAAAGTATCACGGTCGCCAGCACGGGAGGATTCCTTCGCATTCCAAATCACGAAGAGTTTTCCATCAATATAAATGTAGTCCAAAAAAAGTAGTTTTACATGCTCAGACGGATTCACCATTCCGACAGGGGGGTCGAAAAAAGGATACTTACGGGTATAATCATATCCGATAAGATTGCTGCACACCTTCTACCATTTTCCGACCCAAATATTTTCGAGTTGGAAGTCAGCAAAAACATAATTAGATGGGTTATTGAATATTATGATAAATATAAAGTAGCTCCAAAGAAGCATATCAAAGATTTATATGAAACAGAAAAAGGGAAACTCAAACAGGGATTAGATGAAGAGGTTGGATTATTCCTGACTAAACTATCAGAAGAATATTTATCAGAAGGAGGCCCTGACGGAATCAATGAAGATTTTATTATTGATAAAGGGAGGGAATATTTAAAAACCCGTCATTTACGGAGGGTTGCTGAGGGGATTAATTCTCTGTTAGATATTGGAAAGAACGAAGAAGCAGAAAAATTCTACGAAAACCATAAAAAGATAGTTGATGCTATTTCGTATAATTGGTCCAAACCATTAGATGACTCTACTTTTTTAAATTCAGTTTTCGAAGAAAAAGACATTCCGTTATTTAGAATGAAAGGCAAGTTAGGAGATTTATTAGGTGATTTATATAGAGGATGGTTGGTAGCTGTAATGGGGCCAATGAAACGTGGAAAAAGTTTTTCGTTACAAGATTTTGCATTCGATGCTATGTTATCTAGAAAAAGAGTAGTTTACATGTCCTTCGAAATGAAAGATAAACACCAAGCCGTCAGAATATATAAACAACTTGGTGTTATGGGGGAAGGAGAAGAAAATCAAGAATATATTTTCCCTTGCTTCGATTGTTTAAATAATCAAGATAACTCTTGCAATAACGTCCAAAGGATGAATAGAGAAAATCGGCCCCCTAAATTCGACCCTAAAGCCCCCGGACAATATAAACCCTGTACGGCCTGTAGGTCGATACCCGGAGGGGGCAATTTCTTGGCTACAACGTGGTTCTTCACGGCAGATCGGCCTAAATTAACGTTGCCTAATACCCGTAAAGAGATTAAAAAGTTTCAGAAGATGTTTGGAAAAAACTTATTAAGAATCATTAGTTTCCCCGCTTATTCAGCTACCATGGCTGACGTAGAAGAAAGCCTGGATGAATTAGAAATGGTAGAGGGTTTTATTCCTGACGTCATTATTACAGACTATGCCTCCATTATACGACCAGAACAAAAATATAATGATCCTAGACACGAAGTGGATGACGTATTTAAAGCCCATAAAAGATTAGCCCAAACTAGATCAGCCTTAGTAGTAACCGGGGCGCAATCATTGGGGGTAGGCAGATCGGCGCTTAAAAAAGATATGCAAGATGAGGGGGATATCGGAGTAAATGCTTATATCCTTGCACACGTTGATATTATGATGACATTAGATCAAACACCCGACGAAAAAGAGAGGGGAGTATGGAGAATGGGGGTTATCGAACATAGATGGAAACATTTCAATAAAAGACGACAAGTAATGGCTTTACAACAACTGGAAACAGGAATGCCCGTTTTGGATACAGAAATTATATTTTATGATGGAAATAAAAGTGGGGAGAAAAAGAAAGATGAGTAACTTTAAAAGTATTATCCAAAATTACGTAGTAGATAAAAATAATAAAAATAACATAGGTTTAAATATTTCCGTAGGAAAAAATTTAGGTTGGGACACCTCCTTTTTTCTTTCAGAGCTAATAAGTTATCAATTTCTTTTAGAAAACGATCAACGCATTTTACTGGGGGAATCTTTTTTCGTAGGCAGAAAATTTATAAAAAAAAGAACTGGGTTAAGCCCATATAAACAAAAAATAGCAACCAGAAAACTAATAAACGTGGGAATTTTATCTGTAAAAAGAATAGGGTTTCCCCCAAAAAATAAATATTCAATAAATTTTGATTATTTAGAAAAATTCTTATTAAAAACAAAAGAACCGTAGATTAAAAAATTTAATCTATAAACAAATAAAAATATATAATAAAAATATAAACGATCTCTACTAGGGGGAAAATAAATGAAAATTGGGGAACTTTTCAATCCTAATATAACTTTTGATGGAGTTAAAATCCCCTATGCCATTTCCAGAAATCCTGATTTATCTTCCTCCGCTAAACTTTGCTACGGCCAACTAGCTAGATATGCGGGGGAAAAAGGATTTTGTTACCCGTCACAAAATACTTTATCAAGAGAATTAGGAATATCAGAACGACAAATTAGAAATATTCTTAAAGAACTAGAGAGTGGGGGTTTCATTATATTAATAGCTCCTACGGGGATAGAGAGAGTAAAACATTTTCATAATAATTATGTATTTCCTTGGCACCCTTTCTTCGAGGATCAAATCAAAATGAATATATCTTATACCGAGTGTAAAAAATTAACCTATGGACCGGAAAATGATTTCCGGTCTGGAGCGGAAAGGTTTTCCGGTCCTAGTAAAGAACTAAAAGATCTAAATCTAAAATCTAAAGAACCAGAGTCTTTAAGTTCGAAAGAACTTCGTTCTTTCTCTCATAAAGACTCCTCGGTTTCACCAGAAGCGGGTGAAACCGGTATGAATGGTTTAAGTCTAAATTCAACCCTCTCTTTAATCAAAAGAAAAATAAATTCTCCGATTGTTTTTGAAAAACCCCCCCGTCAACAATATAGAAAAGAAACGTTAGATATTATTAATTATTGGAATAGTTCCCCCGGATTACCCCATCATCACATTCCTCCAATCAATGGACAAGGATATGGTTTTCCCACAAAAACATTTTTAAATATAGTTTCTACTATAGAAAAAGTATTGGACGGGGAATTTTTTATAGGAGAGGGTTTAACTGATAATAAGAAGTATTCAAAAGAAGAAATAATTTCAGGGATAGATAAATATAAATTAATGGCTACTAATTTGGATTATCAACCCATAAATAAATCATTTTTTAAAAACTTGGGATTAGCTACTTTTTTTTATAATCGTTTTGCTTCATTGATTAAGAGTCAATTTTTGTATTGTTTGGAAAATGAACCCAAACCAGTCACCTCCGTTGTAAAGAGTGAAAAAGAAAAGAACCCCCAAACCACAATTTGGTTAAAAGAAATCTATATTGATAAAGTTTTATTGGGAATTCCTAAGAAACTTACTCGACTAGAAGAAAATCAATTTATTAGAGGAGCCAATCGTTTATTTGATATTCCAAGACAATTGAATCCTAGATTAAATTTGTTAACGGGGCCTCGTGAATGGGTGGAAATTTTCATAAACGCCTTAATAGATCATTGGAAAATGGATAAAATGCAAATAGGCCGTGTTTGTTCTGATCATTCGTTTAGTATTGTTCTGCCCCAATACCTACATAAAAAAGGAAGAATTGAACCAGAAAGTTTTTCTAGTAAGGGAATACATCCATATCAAAAAGATAGAGGATAAATTATAATGAACGAACCAGAAAATATTTGGGGTAAATTATCTGATATCTCGATAGCAAGAATTCAGAATTTTGAACCTCCTGATGGGTACTACATCGCATTTTCTGGTGGAAAAGATTCTGTGGTGATATTGGATTTAGTTAAAAGAGCAAAAGTTAAATTTGATGCCCATTATAATTTAACTACGGTGGATCCCCCTGAATTGGTTAAGTTTATTCGTGATCAACACCCTGAAGTTCATATATCGTACCCCGAAATAAGTATGTGGGGCTTAATAGTAAAGAAAAGAATGCCTCCTACCAGAGTAGTACGATATTGTTGTGGATATCTGAAGGAGAGAGGGGGGGGGTCCGACAGATTAGTGATGACTGGAATTAGGGCACAAGAATCAAATAAAAGATCCAAAAGAGGAATGGTAGAAATTTGTAGACGAGATCATAGTAAAAGATATCTACATCCTATTATTGATTGGTCTATTGGCAACGTTTGGAGTTATATAAAATTCAACAATTTATCGTATTGTAAATTATATGATGAAGGATTTAAAAGATTAGGTTGCATTATGTGCCCATTACAGACTACTAAGCAAATGATAAGAGATGGGGAAAGATGGCCAAAATATAGAGAAGCGTATATTAGGGCTTTTCAAAGATGTATAGATAAAAGAAATATAGACGGATTGAAAGTAACCTCTGGTTTTTCTAAATGGGAAACTGGAGAAGAAATGATGAAATGGTGGCTAAATCAGAAAGAGTCGGATAAGAATAAAATAATAAATGATAAGGAAGGGGGATTTTCAATATTCTGTCTTCTGAACGAAGAAGAAAACGATCAATAGTAATTTAATATGATTTCGTGGGGAATCCTGTAGTAATAACTACAGGGGAAAAAGGCCGGGGAAGGTGGTGGTTATGCATGGCATCTGGGGTGTATAGAATCACAAACAGGGAAAATAGAAAAATATATGTGGGGTCTACTAAAGATTTGTTTGGTAGATGGAACACCCATTTGCGATTACTTCGTAAGGGGATCAACCCTTGTCTTCGCCTTCAAGAAGCCTATAATGAATTTGGGGAAGAAGCATTTGTTTTTATGATAATAGAAATTGTTAAAGACAAATACAAATTGAAAAAAGAGAACAAATTTGGATAGATTACTATAAATCATATCTTCCAGAAAATGGATATAATCTTTGCAGAATAGTTGCATCTTCGTATTGGTTTGATGAATCAAAACAAAGGTTGAGTTTAACCAGAAGAGGAGAAAATAATAATAGGTGGGGTAAACACCATAGTGAAGAAACTAAAGAAAGAATAAGATTATCCAACTTAGGAAAACGACGCACCGAAGAAAATAATAGGAATAATAGTTTAGCAAGGAAAGGAAAACCTCTGCCTGAAGAAACTAAAAGAAAAATGAGAGAAAAATGGTTAGATCCTGAGTATAAAAAAATGAGTGTAGATAAGATAAGAGAAAGATGGGCAGATCCCAATTATAAAAAGATGGTGTTGGATAAAAGAAAACAAAAACAATTACTTGTAGCAAAGGGGTGACTATGTCAGAAAGGAGGGGTGAATATTTTACTAGCAGCAACTTTAAGTTATCCCTATTTGTTGGCTGTAGTATGCAGTAGTACAAAAACTCTATTGGAGGGCAAAGTCATGCCGAATTTTGACCCGAAGCTCGTGAAGAAAATTGTTCACAGTAAGTTAATCGCATGTGCTACAGAAGTTGGGGTCAAGAATGCAGACAAGGTTTCCAAGGAACTTTTGATCCCTGCGTTTCTTGACGCAGTGGAAAAGGCCGAGGTGGATGCCCCTGGAACCTTCAATGCAAATATTATCAACCTGTACAATGAGATTCTGACTACTTTGGGTCTGGATCAGGGAGAGGAAGCCCCCCCAGAGACAGAACTGGAGCCGCCTCCTGCTCCTGAGCCGCCCCCCCCGCCTCCTCCAATTGCAGCCCGTCGTGTTGGACGTCCTCCTGCGGCTCCTGCCCCGGCTCCTGCTGCTCCTGCCCCTGTAGCGAGTACCCCAGCCCCGGCTCCCCCGGCACCGGCTACGACAGCACCTACCCCAGTAGCAGCTGCTCCTGCTGTGGCAAAGGCCCCGGCTTCCGCAAAGGCCCCCAAGCCCCCCAAGGAGAAGGTTGCTCGGAAGGGTCCGACTCCCAAAGCGTTCAATCGTTGGTCATCTTTGGGGGGCACTCTTACTGCGTTAAAAACGGGGACTATCGAGGAGTTGGTAGCGTCGGCTAATCAGCATTATATTGATCAGGGCGGAAAGAATAACGCAAAGGAATCTGCTACGGTGGTGAAGTCCTCCTTGAATGTTTTAGAAAAGATGGGGGTAGTCACTGTGGCCAACGGGTCGTTCACGGTTAATTGAAATAAAATCATACCGCTACTTGAGGAAGCGCGATTACCAACGGGTTATCCAGAACCGATAGCGGAACTCAAGTTGGTGTTAAGGCGGGCAGCCAGATACTACCTAACTCTGGCCCGATTTTAGGAGAATAGATGGCAGCAAATGAAAAATCTGGGGTATCTGAATGGCGAGTGATATTTAAATTAATGGGGAAAGAAATATGGGTAGATGTAGCATCCCCAAACTCTATATTGGCAAAAAGTGTCGCTAAAGATACTTTAGCAGAAATAATAAACAATTCCAAAACTATAGTATTACCAATAGCGAGGTTATAATTGATTCAATTTCATAGGGAAACAGATTACGCAAATTTGAAGTTAGAAAATATCCCCCGAGAGTTTTGGCAATACTTTCCTGATTGCCACGGTAAAAAGATTTTCGTAAAGCCCAATCTAGTTTGCCCTCCTACAAAATGGGATATAGCATCTACTACTAGAGTTGAAGTTATTTCTATAGTAATTGAATATTTAATGAATAATGGAGCTAATGATATAGTAGTGGGAGATTGCGGATTTAAAGACCAATTCGAGTACACAATTAAATTATCTGGATATGACCAACTTCCAAAACGATACGGAGTTCAGTTAATAGGACTTCAAGAAGGCCCAAGATTTCACGAATTTACCTTGCATAGAAGAGATGGGTATCTATCATTATTTGGGGCTAAATTTTCTAACACGATGCTAGAATGCGATTTTGTTATCAACGTTCCCAAACTAAAGGTTCATAATATTGCAATTGTAACGGGGGCTATAAAAAATACGATGGGCATGATGGCCCAAAAGGGAAGCATGCATCCTCGCGGAAGTTATGATATTCTTCATAAGAGACTCCATGATTTATATTTTCTTATCAAAGATAGAATAGCTGCTTGCGTAATGGATGGTATAGTGGGATCAGAATATTCAGAACAATGTGGGATACCCAAACCAGCAAATGTTTTAATTTCCTCAAAAGATATGTGGGCAATGGACGTGGCAGCTTCTTTAATCATGAATATTTATCCATCTGATGTTCCCTATTTGGAATATATTAGGAAATCTCTGAATAAATATTTTAGTGAAGTTATCGTCCCCGTAGAATATTGTTCTCCGTTTGAACTCCCAGTGGGGTATTGATGAAAGAAAATACTAGGATTAAGGAGAATCAATAAATGGATGGAGAATTTCCATTTAGTCTAGACACCTATAATATGTGGGACGAAAGTTGTAAGAATAAAAATATTACTAAAAAACAGAGAGATACATTATTTATTGAATTAGAGTATTTTTATTCTCGTGTAAAAATAGCTCACGTTATTACATATCTTAATGGTTTTGTTGGGGCTGGTACACTAATAAAACCAACTTCTCATATAATACCCAATATCAATAAAATTTGGATTTACAATGTGGGATTTAATTTAAAGGGCGATAAAATTATTCCTATTTATAACGCAGAAATGACAATAGATGAAGCAGAAGACCAAAAAAGATGTTTACAAAAAGTTTTGGGGAATTTTAGTCTAAAAGATAGAAAAGGTCCCTTCGAATTAAAAGAAAAGGCCGTATCTTGAAAAAAGATATTAGAGAATTAAAATTTGGTTCCATCGTAGGATTTCGTTCAGATAGTCTTTGTTGTCCTCAAGCATTCGGGGGGGATTGCTTTGCTGGTTGCAGTGCAGGTTGCAATTGGATGTGTCTATCAGGAGATACACCAATTAACTTATCAAATGGTACTTCTAAACCTATAGAAGAGTTGAAAGTAGGGGATAAAGTATTAACTTATAATGAAAAAACATTTGAAGTAGAATCTAAATTAATTAAACATACTATGAATAGGAGTTCAGAAATTATCAAAATAAAAATAGGAAATAAATTATTGAAAATAACTAAAAATCATAAAGTATTTACTGATCGGGGGTGGGTGGAAGCAGGGGAATTAATAAAGGGGGATAAAGTATTAATTTATGAAAAATGAAATCCCTACTTGCATAGATTGTGGTAAAATAGTTTGGAGGGGCACTTCTAAAAGATGTTGGGATTGTTGGAAAAAATTAGTATCTATAAAAGACCCTAGATGTAGACCTACCCCTAAAATTAAGCCTAAAATAGTATCCCATTGCGTTGTTTGTGGGGAGGAAATTTTTAAGGATCATAAACATTGTAGAAAATGTTGGGATATTTTATTAACCACCGATCAAAACCCGATGAAATTAAAAAAGAAAAAATACCCAGAAGGATCTTTAGAATCAGTTATTTGTATTTGCGGTTCTAAAAAATGTTCGGGGAGCAAAATTTGTATGAGCTGTAGAAAAATAGAACTATCTTCAGATAAAAATCCTTGCCATAATTCTAATAATTTCTTTAAAAGAACAAATCCTATGAAAGATCCTAAAATTTTAGCAAAATCCTTAGTTAGTCATAGAAAAACCTATGCTCAAGAAGGATACGTTCATCCTAATACGGGGAAGAGAAACGAGTGGTCTATAGAAAGAATGACTAATAATAATCCAATGAAAGATCCTATTATAGCTGCAAAATCTTCTGGGGAACGACATTGGTCCCATACTCAACCTGAAAACTTTGCTAAACACTTAAAAAATATATTCGCTATTTTAAATACTAACGGCCATATATCAAAGGGACAAAAAGCATTATATTCCGCTTTGAATAATTTAAAAATAAAATTTTTCCCCGAACAACAATTTATTTTCAAAGGAGAACCGTATTCTTATATTTTCGTAGATGCCTACGACCCGATAAACAACATAGCTTGGGAATATGACGGGTTTTATACTCATCGAGATGGGAAAGGACCAAAATTAGATTCTATAAGAGACCGATTACTGAAATTTTGTTATGGGGTTAAAACTATCCGAATATTGCCAGAAGACCTCCCAAATTTAGAAAGTATAATCGTGGAGAAATTGCAATGCTTAAATGGGTAGAAATATCAAAAGTTATGCCTGAAGAAGAAACTATTCAAGTATTTAATATAGAAGTGGAAGATAACCCCAATTATTTTGCAGACGGGGTACTAGTTCATAATTGTTTTTGTAGAGAAATGGAGGCAGGACTATATAACCATTATTATACGGGGTGGACAAGAGATTTAGTAAGGGCCTGTAATCCAGATGACTTTAAACAATTATTTGATAAAGCCTTTGGATCAGATAAATATTACGATAATTGGAATATTCAATGTCTTCGTAGAGGACTCCCTTTTAATATGGGAAGCAAAGCAGAAACATTCTGTTTAGAAGATATGAGGGATAACGTAGTTGTCCCAGTTCTCAAATTATTCAAAGAATATAAAGTACCCATGATCATCGAAACGAAAAGCCATTACGTCGGATTAAAAAAATATTTGGACCTTCTGAAAGATATAAACGTAGCTATTATCATTTCTATCATGGGGGGAAGTGACACTCTGAATTATAAATTGGAGCCGGGATTACCTCCCCCATCTATGAGATGGTCCCTAGTTAAGACGCTAAACGACATGGGTATTTGGACGGCTGTGCGTTGGGAACCAATCCTAGTGGGAATCAATTCAAAAGAAGACATGTTGGAAGGGTACGCTGAGATGGCATCTCGTACTGGAGCTAAACATGTTAGTTTTTTCAATTATCGAACGTCAAATTACAAAATAGCTCAAAAAGAATTCGAAAGCAGAGGATATAATTACGTCAAACTTTTGGAAAAGAATCTAGATGAAAATTGGACTCCCGTAGGAAAACAATTTAGAGAAATTTTGAAAAATAAAAACGTCCCTGCGTCCTCCCCTGATTTTGTAAATTTTCCATTTAGTAATTCTTGTGAAAGTTGTTGTGGAGTTGATGGGCTATTCGTTCCCTACGAATTTACTTTTCAACATGCTTGTAAAATAATAATGGAAAAGGGGTTAGTTTGTTGGGATGATATGGAAGCAATAACCTTTCGACAGCCTGAGGCTTATGATCGAATGAAAGAAATTTGGAATGGAAAGGGACAATATTTCTCTTTGAATGATAGCCCAGAAATTAAAGTTTTAGATAAAGATAAAAATGGTATGAATATTTATGGAAGAAAAGAAGAAGGCTCCGTTGAAGATAAGAAAGGACTTCTATTTTGAAAAGAATATTAGTAACGGGGGGAGCCGGTTTTATTGGATCTCACCTATGTAAAAAATTATTGGAATTGAGAAATGAAGTTATTTGCTTAGACAATTTTTTTTCTTCTACCAAAAAAAATATTATTCCATTAATGACTAATCCTAATTTTGAATTATTACGTCATGATGTAACCTTTCCCCTATATATTGAAGTAGACGAGATATATAATCTAGCGGCTCCGGCATCCCCAATTTATTACCAAAAGGACCCCGTTCAAACCACTAAGACGATAGTTCACGGGGCTATAAATATGCTAGGATTAGCCAAGAGGACTAAAGCTAAAATATTGCAAGCATCCACATCAGAAGTATACGGGAATCCCCAAGAACATCCTCAAACGGAGGAATATTGGGGCAATGTAAATCCAATCGGAATTAGATCATGCTATGATGAAGGGAAAAGATGTGCAGAGACGTTATTTTTCGATTACTACAGACAAAATAATGTTCCCATCCGGGTGGTTAGAATATTCAATAGTCTTACGGGGGACCAAAAAGTTATTTACTATAAAAATGGTATTTTAAAGTATAAAAAATTTATAGATTGCTATGACGATATAAAAAATGAGATAGAAAATATAATAGTTCCTTGCTTTGGTAAAGATAACCGATATGTTCTTTCCCCTATTAGTGGAATCCATAAACATAAAGTGACAAAAAACGGCTACGAATTATTTTTAACTTGGGGAAAACAAATAAAATTGACGGAGGATCATGGAGTTTTCATTTTAAATAAAAATCAGAAAATTCAAGAAAAATTTGTCAAAGATTTGGTAATTGGTGATATTATTGCTATACCAAATCAAATAAAATGGATAGATATTCCATTAATGCCATTTAAAATATCAAATATTCTAAAACAAGATTTTAATTTTTATGTATCTAATGATGATGATTTAGAAAGGATTATTAACAATAAATATTTTATAAATAAATGTAAACAAAGTGGTGTTGGATTACCATCAACTATAAATAATTTCAAAAGAGTCAAAAGAATAAAATCCAGTTTTCTCAAAAGTAATAATATTATACTAAACTCCAATGATTATATCGTTCTAGATGATTCTAAGCATATTATTAAAAATAATATTAATATTATGGAGGAATTTTTGTGGTTTTTAGGTTTTTATGTTGCAGAAGGAAGTTTAGTAAATAATAATGGGGGGGATTATCAATTACATTTTTATTCTGATTTGAAATACCTTCAAAAATTAAATCAAATAATTTATAATTTATTTGAATTAGAAACAAAAATTTATTCCTCAGATACAAAACCTCATATTTGTATTCGTAGTAAAATCATTTTTGAATTGGTAACTAAATATTTTGAATTTGGAATTAAAAAACAACTAGAAAAAATTATTCCAGATTGGATTATACAATTACCCAAAGATCAACTTAAATGGTTCCTTTTAGGATTTTGGGAAGGGGATGGAAACCACGATGCTAAAACTACTGGTAATAAATTAATTTTTAGTTCATCTAGCATAAATTTGATAGACAATTTAAATTTAATTTTATTAAAATTTGGGATAATTGGGAGTACCTGTTGCTATTATACTACATGCAGTAAAGATAATCCCAAACTTTATAAAGGATACTTAATAACGGTGCAAGGATTAAGCCATTATGATATATCTAGATTAGATACCGTAGTTCAAAAATTACAAAGAAAAAAGAATAGCGATATTCAATGGGCGCATATCAAAGATATAAAAAAATTTGATTTAATAGAAGAGAATGTTTATGATTTCTCCGTGAAAAATTTTGAAAATTTTATTGGAGGAGATTTAATATCTTGCCATAATACTTATGGCCCCAATATGAAAATAAACGATGGAAGGGTAGTATCTAATTTTATAGTTCAAGCATTAACGAGTAAACCTATAACCATTTATGGAAATGGAAAACAAACTCGATCTTTTTGCTATATAAGTGATACTGTGAATGGTTTGATATCTATGATGGAACAGGATAAATATGTGGGCCCTATTAATTTGGGGAATCCAGAAGAATTGAAAATAGTGGACGTAGCAAATCTCATAGTAAATTTAACCGAATCTGATTCTAAATTAGAATTCAAATCTTTGCCATTAGATGATCCTACTAGGAGAAAGCCAGATATATCTTTGGCCAAAGAAATATTAAAATGGAGGCCAAAAGTAAATTTTAAAGAAGGATTGCAATATACAATAAAATATTTTAAAGATACGTTAGGGAGATAAAATGGGAATTTCGGTGACTAGAACTATTTTAATAAATAATGATATGCTAGAGGTTGATAATCAAAGATTGTATACAGCTAAATGGGAAGTTCTTCAATTTATCAAGAGAATTCCAAAAGGAACTTATTATACAGTAACATATACATTGGATGAAAAGGGACCACTTTTGGTGGTTAAAAAATTAATAATGATCGTAGTAAATATCAAAACGAAAGAGGATATGGGAGCTTGTTTTTTACCAAAAACTTGGGATGGAAAAAGGGCGAGGAGATGCGTGACCGTGCCAATATATGAAGATATACAATAAATATTATAAATTTTAGGGTGAAACGACAAGAAATCCTGTAGTATATATAGGGAGGGCGATATATAGTGCACGTTACGATGTATACTTGGGAAGACCTCATCCTTTTTCTAGCTTGGGGATTAGTGTGCTATTTATGGGGGGCTGGGGAAAGAAAATACAAACGAAGAAGTTACCAACCTAGAATGCCTACTAAAATGCCTAACGTTCCAACCCCTCCGCCACCCCCTACTCCCCTTAACAATATGTGCAAAGGGGGATGGAATTCCCCTCCTACTACTCCAAGACCAACTAATTCTCCCCCCGGACAAGGAAGGAGAGATAATTGACCAAACGAGAATATATGGATGGGTTTGAGAAATAAAATACGATGATAGGGCTTTAAATGAAAAGAATATCTGGGGTATATATGATTCTTAATAGAATCAACGGAAAGAAATATATAGGATCTTCTAAAGACGTGTATAACAGATGGAATCAACATTTGACGGAACTTCGTAAGGGAAAACATACTAAACATATACAAGCAGCTTATTATAAATATGGGGAAGAATCTTTTGTATTTATGGTAATAGAAATAATTAAATATTTAGATCAATTAACTACTAGGGAACAATATTGGAAAGACTTTTATAAATCATATGATCGAATATATGGATATGATATTTGTAGATATGCTAGTTCTACTTTGGGGTATAAGCATACAGAAAAAACTAAGAAAAAAATAAGTTTAGCTCATAATGGAAAAATAAATTCAGAAGAAACGAGGGGGAAAATAAGTTTAGCTAATAAAGGAGAAAATCACCCTTTATTTGGGAAACACCATACAGAAGAAACTAGAAAAAGAATGAGTTTAATACATATAGGAAAACATCCTTCTGAAGAAACTAAAGCAAAAATAGGTTTGGCCAATAAAGGAAAACATATTCTTTCGGAGGAGTTAAAAAGAAAATTAAGTTTAGCTAATAAAGGAAAACATCTTTCTAAAGAACATAAAGAAAAAATAAGTTTAGCTTTAAAAGGAAAACCTCTTTCTGAGGAGACTAAGAAAAAAATGAGTTTATCCGGTAAAGGAAAACCAAAATCTGAAGAAACTAAAATAAAGATGAGAATAGCAGCTAAGAAAAGAGCGAATCATTGACCAAATACGAATTGACTTTAAATATTGAAGTTTCTAATATGGAAGAATGGAAATTTGTAAGCGATTTGGCTATGGCCGAAGATAGTAAACATTGGTGGGCAGCGGGGACATATGATGACGAAGGAATTATGTATAGGGATATGGAATGGTTATTCGATACTAAGTTAGAGGCGTTAGCATTTAAAAGAAAATTGAAAAAAGCATTTTTCAGATATTGGTATAAAATAGAAATTGATATTGACGAATTTGATGAAAATGAATTGGAAGAAGAAATAGGAGATATTAAAATAAATGAAATTATTTAACGGATATTGGGAGTTGCGTGAACTGGTGAAGAACATCATCCCAAGAAGAGGAATGCTGGACTTTCTAGAAAAACATAAAGGACTAGTTAAAGAAAAGGGTAGAAAAATTGGATACAAGGAATTTTCATTCGATAGTGAAAAATTTGAAATAAAACAAAGATTGCTCAATAAAGATGAAATTACTTCTTTCCTTGAAGTGAGCCTAAGAAAAAATCATTGCCCCATGCCCCTTAATGCAGATGTTTATGATGCACTATACTGCATAGCAAAAGGTCAATTGATTACTACTAAAACAGGATTCAAAAAAATTGAAGATATAAAGGTGGGGGATGAGATAGCCTCATATAACGAATCGACCAAAAAAGTAGAGTTTACCCAAGTTTTGTTATCATCTTCTTCAGAAAAAACTAATTTAGTAGAAATAGAAACTGAAAAAGGACTTCTAGTTGTTACGGAAGATCACCAAATTTTTACCAAACGAGGGTGGGTAGAAGCCGGGCAACTTAATGAAGACGACTTACTTTTGGAGATATATTAATGGGTAAACGAGGACCAGCCAAAGGCTGCATTCCTTGGAATAAAGGGAAAACAGGGGTGCAAGCAGCTTGGAATAAAGGTATTCCAAGGACAGAAAAAGAAAAAGAAGCTATCAGAAATGGAATATCAGAAGAATCCCGACAAATTCAATCTGAAATAAAGAAAGAACAATGGAAGCAAGGAAAATATGATAGTATGTTCGGAGATACTAATCCTGCCTGCAGAGAAGAAGTTAAGAAAAAAATAGGAGATGCTAATAGAAGAAGAATTTGTTCAGAACAGACTAGGGAAAGGATATCAAAATCCCGGACGGGAAAACCGGGGGCAATTTGGACAAAGAAAATGAAAGAAAATGCCTCTGTTAGAATGAAAGAAAATAATCCTATGAAAGATGAAGAGATTAAAAATAAAAGTCATGAATCTCTAATGAAAACATTAAATGATCCTAATTTTGTTCACCCAAATAAAGGTAGATTAAGGCCTGATTTATTAGGAAAACCTAGCAAAATGTCTGAGGAAGCCAAGGATATAGCTTCTGCTAGAATGAAGGAAGATAACCCCATGAAGGTTCTGGAGATAAGAAATAGAATGATCGAGTCTTATAAAAGAACTTGTGCTTTAGATGGTTATGTACATCCTAATAAAGGAAGAGAACGTTTGGATGCTAAGAATAGAATGTTATCTAATAACAATCCCATGAAGGATCCAGAAACTGCTAGACTAGTTTGGGCTAAAGCAAAAGAAACCATAAAGAAAAACGGGGGGATATCCGAAGGGCAAAGGAAACTTTATGAATATTTAGATTCTATGGGATTTAAATACGAACCGGAGTGCTTCTTTCAATTGGGACAATTAGATTTTTCTTATATTCTTGCCGATGCTTATTTGCCGGATTTTAAAATAATTATAGAATACGATGGTTATAGTGACCATTATTCAGAAGAGGGGATAAAAAGAGATCGTAAAAGAGATGATTATGTAGATAAATTATTTCAAATATCAGTCATAAGAATAGACACTAATTCTATTTTTGCTAAAGATGTGGATAAAACTATTTTAAAAGCCATTGACGAACTTAAAACAGTTTCTTCCCCTAAAACTATTTACATTGGAAAAATCAGGGAGATTTTAATAAATGCAAACTAGATTTAAGAAAATAAAAAGTCTACGGAAAATTAGTAAACCTACTGCTGTATTTGATTTAACTGTAGATAGAAATAGCAATTTCTTTGCATCTTCCCAATTAGTTCATAATTGCAGCTACGCATGCAAATATTGTTTACCTCCTAAAACCAAAATACAAATGTGGAATGGTATAAAAAAGAATATAGAAAAAATTAAAGAGGGAGATGAGGTTGTTTCTCTAAATACTTATAATAGTTTATTGATAGAAGAAAAATCAATCGTTCAAAAAATAATGAGCAGAGCTACCGAAGACTTAATAGTTATCAAAACTAAAAATAATATTCTAAAGTTAACCCCAGAGCATACAATATTTACTACTAGGGGTTGGATAGAAGCAAATAAATTAAATATGCATGATATGATGATATCCCCATATTATTCTAAATCTAATAGTGTTTCTAAATGGGAATGGAGTAGAATTGAATCTATATCTAGAGCAAAAACTAGTGGTAAAAAAATAGTCTATAATTTTGAGTGTCAACCTAATAATAATTATTTTGCAGAGGGAATTCTTGTACATAATTGTTTTGCGGACTCTTTTCGCAGTTCTCTTTATACTTCATTCTTTGATAACCCCAAGGAAATTGGAATACGCCACTGCCGTCCAGAATACTTTCGAGCAGAGATGGATAAATTAATGCCATATAGGGGAAAGAAAATAGATGGCCCAGAATTAAATAAAGCAATCAGTCTACAAATTCCCATCCGTCTAGGAATTCGATTTGAAGATTTTCTTCCTATCGAAGCTCAAAAAGGAATCAGTTTGAATTTTATGCAATATTTATCTGATATTGCATATCCCATAATGGTGAACACTAAGTCTGCGTTAATCGGAAGAGAAGATTACGTTAGGGCACTAGCAGATAATAAAGGTGGTGCTGCTGTTCATATGACGGCGATATCTTCAGATGGTATTCTAAATAAAAAGTTGGAACCTGGCGCCCCGTCTTTTGAGAAACGCATGCTTGCTGTAAAAGCCCTTACGGATGCAGGGGTTAGGGTTGTCGCAAGGATCGAGCCATTCATGGTCTTTGTGAACGATGATCCTTATTATGTTCAAAAATGGATACAGGGAGTCAGGGAAGCAGGGATTAAACATATCACTTTTGATACATATAGCTACTCCGCTTCTGCCCCTGGAGTTGAACGCCAAATGGAAATGGAAGGAATAGATTTTCGTAGAATGTTTTTGCTAATGTCAGATAGTCAGTGGTTGGGTTCTTTGATTTTAGGAGAATTTATGAAAATGATGAAATCCGAGGGATTTTCAACTTCCACCTTCGATTTCGGGAATTCCCCGATCAATAATGATGAAATCTGCTGCTCCGTATCAGATGTTTACTTACCCCTGGGTGGAGGGTTCTCCTACGGGAACAACATGATTGCTGCTAGGTTTGTTCGGGATAACGGACCCCACCCAGTAACGTGGGGGAAATATAACGCTTTCGTAGAGGAACGTGGGGGGTGGTTATCAGAAACCTTAATGCAAGAAGTAAAGAATTCGTGGAATCTTGGGGGACATCAAGCATATCAGGTGGATTGGGCCCAGGGAATTGAACCTTATGGAAGAGATCGAGAAGGAAATATAGTTTGGAGATATATTGAAAGTTCTGACTTCCGCTTAGAAATGTTAGAAAATTTGGTCCGGTGAAAAATAAAGGATTCTTTTCAAGACACTGGAGCGAATCTGACGAAAGAGTACTCAAATATTTGGGGGACTTTTTCAAAGATCCTCCGATTAAACCAGATTATAAAGCTGGATACGACGTTACGGTGGGAGATGCAAAGATAGAAATAAAATCGTGCCAAGAATGGATACATTCAGAAAGTGTTAAGGGAAAATGGAAGAGAAGAAGAGGGAGATTCCACTTTGATAAGGGAACAGAGGCCGATATGATTTTATTTGTATTAGTCAAAGAATCGGGGGAGTTGGAATTTGCTATCCGATTTCCAGAACAATATGGAGTACGGAAATTGAAAATACCTATAACGATATTATGGAATAAAGTATTTACAGAGGCGAGGATATGAATTTACGTTGTTTTTGGGGAATTCATAAGCCTGTTGCTACCAATCCTAAAAGGGGGATATTAATAGGGGGAACCCATTGTAAAAGATGTGGGAGTATTCTAACTAATCCCATAGAATGGCCTAACCCCCTTCCTTCGCAAACTATTCAACCTTTTTGTGAAAACTCTAAATGCCCTATATGTCATTCTAGCCCTATATATACCTATTTTTGCTTAGGAATACGTTGGGATTTAGAAACAAAATATCCGTATTATATACCAAATGAAAATTTAAAATGCCCCTACGGAGAAAAAGGGCATCTCCATCGTAGTTGTTCTTGTAAATATAAGTGGGTGGAAAAAACAGCCATAGATGCCGAATTAACGGAAGGCGAATAAATGGATTATACAAAAAAATTGATCAAGGCTGCTAAAGATTATTTAAGGGCATCTACTTGCAATTGTAAATATAATGGCGGTTGCCCACAAGAAGTTTTGCAATCTTTAATAGATGAATATAAACCTCCTCTAATTATTCCTACCAAGAAAAAGAAAGGTTCCAAATGAAACTGAAAATTGTTAGTCCTACAGGATTGGTCAAAGATGTTAAAGTGGTTAATGCAGAAACCAACGAAATGCTTGATGATGTTAAGGAATTTACCATCCATGCCAAATCCAATATGGGATTAGTAGAAGTTTCAATTAAATTTTCTCGTTTAGCTTTTGAAGTAACTGCGGAAAAAAAGAAAAGAACAAAGAAACCCAAATATCCTGACTCTACTGCATATTCTAAAAGTTGTATAGAGGCCAACAAAAAAACAGTTATGGATGGGGAGGGGAGAGTTGATTTAGACTACGTGGAAAATCATGGGGTGAATCCTAATGATCGCCTCAGTTGGTATATGTGGCGATATTTTATCAAAATATATTCTGAAAATAAATTAACTAAAATAAAAGTTCCAGATATTGTAGATTTCATTAGAAGAGAATTTGGGCCAGATCAATCAGCAATTGAATTTAAGTTTGACAGGACGACTGCAAATCATTGCATAAATAAATTTTGTTTCATTGGACTATTAAATAAACATAAAAAATCAGATGAATGCTTTTATACTTTCTCCAACTCCGTAAAAAGAAGGGGGTTAGAGTGGTTTTTACAAGGGAATAAATATATGAAAGGCCATTTTCAATCGGGAGCAGAGGGGTTTTTTAATCTATTGGAAATAAAGGAATAAAAATAATGGCTTCTGGGATATATGTAATAGTTAATAAAATAAATAGAATGATGCACGAACCTTGGAGCAAAGAAAGAAAGACCAAATTATCGGAATTCAAAATAAAATATTATCAAGAACATCCTATGAGCAAAGAAACTAGACAAAAAATGTCAGAAGCTAAAATAGAATATCATAGAAAAATGAGGGAGAAAAAAATTGAAAAATGAACTAAAAATAGAGAGGTCATTTCCAATCGGACACACAAGGATTATTCAATCTACAGGATGTTACAAATGAATCTTAAAAAAGAAGGAAAAGATTTAGTCCAACGGGGGGTTAAATTGGGGAAATCTTTTGTATTAACAATTATATTATTATTGCAATTGGCCATTCAAGTTTGTATACTATTCTTTACTGTATGGATAACCGTATTTACCAAGGGGAAGGAAATTGCAGATAGAAAAACATTTGAGATATCCAAGGGATCTACAGTTCCTATGACTCTATTTCCAAGGGGGAATTGAATTGGGACTTCGAAATGAATTAGAGGTTGAAAGGGTATTCACTTACGGAGTTGCTTTGGAACAGGGGGGTACTCAAAAAAACGCTGTATTCTGTTGGGAAAATATCATTTATATTATGAACTCCGATAAGACTATACTACTTCGGTTTGAAACATCGGTTAATGAATTCAAAGACCCCATTAGATTTTTCTTGAGCGATTATGATTCCCCAAATTTTACTGCGGACGGAAGTAATATAACTTTCCTTCAAAAAGGGGAGGAATTCATACGTAGCAAGAGATGCCGAATCCCCAATCAAACTTTTCAAGAAGTTGAAGAATTGTTTTATAAATTTTATAGTCCTGATAAAATGAAATGGAAAATTTCCTTTAGCAAATCTTCGTTGGATCTCTTGGACGAGAATTTATCGCATATTGAATTTGTAACTAAAGGGGGGGAACTAAAAATACTCCAACGAGATATCTATGTCGGATCTCTAATCCAACTCGAAAGAAAAATGGAAATGGAGGGCCTCGGCCTAACAGAACCAGAAGATGTTCTTCCAGATTCTCTTTCCCCCATGGGAATGAGGACTGGTGATTTCTTGGCACTATTTAATTTCAATGAGAAGGTAGACATTTATTTTCCAGAAGAACTGCAATACTTTATAATTGAGGGATTGCATAATAATATATCAGGGGTTATTGCGGGGTGCATTTATGACGACTGCGGGACAATAGCTGATTTAGGGGAGGTTATGCATGGGCGGAAAAAGTCGGAAAACGGGGAGTATATCCAAAAAGTTAGTCGAACGGTTGCTGAGCCAATCCTCAAAAGGAGGAAAATCATCTAAGTCGGGGGTTTCTCCAAAGGGATTATTGGATAAGGGGGGACTTGATTGGACGAAGGATTTTCCTGGGGATGAGGAAAGAAAGAAACGCGAAGCCGAGGGAGGGGGAAATAAATGAATCCCGACGATATGCTCACAGGACGCGAGATGGACGCGCTGGTGGCGGAGAAGATCATGGGGTCTGTGCCATGCGACGGATGGAGTCGCTTTCATATAGGCGAGATGATGAATGACATGAAGTGTGAGCATGAAATGGGCAAGTGTTTCCCAAAGAAAGCTGGGCCTCCGATGTATTCCACCTCCATTTCCGCTGCGTGGCAGGTCATGGAGCATTTCAGACAAAACCAATGGAAAGTAAGCGTTATTGGTAATGAATGGTATGACGGAGCGTCGTGGATTTGTGTTATGAGAGACGCGATAGGCGAAGAGAGGGGAACCGGGATCGACAAAAAGTCATGTACTGTCGTTGATGGTAAGCAGGGATGGGATGAACCGTCCGCCCCTCTCGCCATCTGCCGCGCCGCGCTGAAGACGGTGGGAAAAAATGAGACTTTCTAATTGTACCCACGAAGTACCTCCCTTTGCCCTATGTGGGATATGCGAACCAGAGGAATTGAAGTCAATACTTAAAGAGATAAATCGACTATGGGGAAAGTTAGATGGCCCATGCCCCTATTGCAAAGTAAATGGTCCCTGCAAACATTGGTCTGGATGTGGATGGTCCGCCTCGTTTAAAACTGTAGAGGAAAAAATATGAACGAAATTGAGTTTGTTAAAAGTGTTCAAACGCTAGAAGTTAGAGAAAACGATCTAATGATTATCAAGATTCCTTACAAAATTAAACCAGAAAATTCTGAAAAAATTAGAAAACTAGCAGAAGATAATTTGCCTATAGGAATGAAAGGAAAAGTAAAAATATTCATCCTTGAAGAAGGGGTTGATATAGGAATTATACGAGCAGAGGAGGATAACCATAAATGTGTCAAGAATGTAGTTGGGAAAATTTCATAGAAGAAATAAATGATTATTTATCAGACCCAGATTACGATTGGGCCGAAGAAACGCTGTCGGGGATTGCAAATACTGTAGAAGAAAATAGTCATGTAACGGATAGGCAAAAAGAAGCGGTGGAGAATATCGTTGAGGCTGTTGAAAGGAAAAGTCGGTGAAAAGTAATTACTTAAAATTGCTTGAGAAATATAAAATTACTCCAACTTTTCCATGCAGTCAAGAATATTTTGAACGATCTGGAATTGAAGAGCAAACTTGTGGAGATTATGTATATTGGAAACAACACGAGTGGTTCATAGGGCCGCCAATAAATTCACTAACGGGGGAGTTAGTTAAAAGCCCTCCTTCAGATTGGATTATTCCCATGAACAAAATTTGGGCTTGTTTTCATAATTGGGAAATGTCCTCAGATTATAAGAAGGAATTTTTATCCTTTGAGTATATCTATGATCCCAAAAACTTTTTGAAAATGGAAGGGGGTCGTTGGTCTATCTTTAGGAAAAATATTCGCAAATTCCCTGGCCGATATGGGAATGCCCCCCTACGATATATTGAAGCAACCTCTGATCATGAGGAGGATTTGAAAAAGTTATTTCTGGAATGGGTTGGTACCAAGGGGGAAGATCAAGAAATACATGATGATGAAGTTATGCTAAATTACCTTTTTCATGGTAATAATAGAAAAATTTTGGTAGATAAAAATAATTATATTTTGGGGGTAAATATATGGGATTTGGGGTACTCCCAAATTTATTTCCGGTTCAATTTCTCCCGAAATATCAAATTTTTAAACGAATATTTGAGATATATTTTCTATACAGATCCTATCATATTGAACCAAAATAAATTGGTTAATGATGGGGGATCTCTAGATAACAAAAATCTTGAGGCATTTAAGGACAAACTTTGCCCTTTGGAAAAAAGGGAAATTTTTTCTTATATCAAAATGGAGGAAATATGAAACCTATAGATTTTTCTGAGAAAACAAAAGATTTACAAAAACCAGCAGAAATGACAGATAAAGAATGTTCCCCACTTCCCATTTGGAATGACGGACAAATTTGTATATCTTGTTGGAAAGCAGATTGGAAAGAAAGATTATCTATTTTATTTTTCGGAAAAATTTGGATCCGAGTTTATTCAGGGGTAACTCAACCACCTATATATTTAGAAGGAACAAAAACACCATTTGCTACTCCTATGATATTAAATGTTAAAAAGTTAAAAGATGCCTGGAATAAAACTTTTATGGGGAGGGAAAAATGAAAAAAGTTGATCTGTTAAATGCTATCAAATCTGTAATGATGGGGATTGACAAATCCAGTGCCATCGGATCAGATTTTATTCTATTCGATGAAAACTGGGTCCGGTCGTACAAGGAGGATATCAGTTGCTCCTTCCCCCTTGAAACGGGAATCAGAACAGCTGTTAGAGCAGAAGAATTGTACAAGGTTTTATCCAAAATGGAAGCCGAAGAAATTGATATCAAGATGAATGACGACGGTAAATTTCAAGTTAAGGGGGGGAAGACTACTCTCAAAATGAACCCTCTTCAAAAAGAACAGATTACCAGTTCTCTAGAGAGGGCTTGGGCTGTTCAAACAGATGGATTGGAATGGTTCTATCTCCCCAAAGACTTCCAAGTGGGAATGGAACTTTGTTCATTCAGCGCAGGGACGGGGCCAGCTTTGGGACCTTTGGCAGGGGTTCATTTCTTCGAAAATAAAGCAGTTTCTACAGACAATTACCGGGTGTCCATCTATACCATGTTGGAAGCAGTCACTAGCGCATTTACCCTCCCAACCAAAACGGTGGAAGGGCTTATGAAATTAGAAGAGAACTTTGAAATTATTGCTTTATCAAAGGCATGGGCTCATTTCTCTAACGAAAGGGGAGCTATCTATAGTTCAAGGGTACTAGCAGGGGATTACCCTTCCAAGAAGATTGTGGGACTGTTCGAAGTTATGAAATTTGATATGACTGCTGATCCTCTTGAGTTTCCCAAGGGATTGGAGGCTCCGTTGGAAAGGGCTAAAATCCTGGCTGGTGCTAGTGGAGATGGATGGGATGCTTTATCAAAAGTTTCTCTTTCCTATTCCAAGGGAGTTTTAGAAATTCGGGCGGGGAAAGAAGCAGGGGAAATTGTTGACGGAGTTGATTGGAAAAAAGGTCATTTTGAAGAAGGAATTGAACTTAAAGTACAACCTGACTTTTTCAAAAAAATTTTAGGAATCACCCGTCAATTCCGTATGAGCGGAGTTAAGAAATCATTGTTGTTCTCTTCGGAGAAATTTAGTCATATTATGGTTGCATCAGTAGGAAAATAGGAGATTGTATGAGAAATTATTTTAGTAAATTAGTTGGGGCAATTTTTATAGGAATTATTATTCTTTCTGAAGTTCAATTTTCTCCTGGAATAATAGTAAAAACAGTGTGTATAGATGGACTTGAATTTGTAGTAGCCTATCCACTTAAATGGTCAATGGGAAATATCTTACCTGCTAAGGCCCCCACATCGGTGATTCAAGTGTATGATAAGAGTGATTATGCTCATGGTAGTCCTCAACCAAAAAGTTGCAAATAAAAATGAAAAAGAAAGACAAAAAGATTAAGACAAGTATTATTCTTACTCCTTCTGATGAGTCAAAATCAGTTTGTCCTCGCTGCAAAAGTTATTATGCGGGTAAAATTCCAGTGTTGGATTTCAAAGATCCAGAATATTCTGCAGGGAAAAGGGAGAAACCACCTACCATAATGGTAAAATGCCACGGGGCGCACCCCCAAGATCCTTGGGAAGGGAAAGATTAATGGATGAAGAGACTGCTAGATTCATATTAAATTTATTTTGGTTGGCTGACGGAGGGGATTGTGCTTTTTGTACTGGGGAAATGACAAGATTCTTTATTGAAAAGTTTCCTCAATTCGAATGGATAGCTGATGAAATTGCCAAGAAAAAGGGCTTCGATCCTATGTGCTGGAGGGAGCATTAATATGGACATTAATCAAATTAGGATTGAAAAAAAAAGATGGAAAATAATATGCAAAGAATAATATCACAAATGGTAGGATTATTTATAGACCAAACTGAAGTAAGAGTTGAGAATATAACTATAGCCATGATAGATGTGACTAGTCTAGGAGATACCAAACCCCGATTCGTAGTGGGACATGTGGAAGTGGGGTTGGAAAAAATATAAATGCGAGGGTTCTTTGATATACCAACTCCTGCTAAAGCAGCCCAACCAAAAACCCCCCGAGGGGCCGTAGGTTGTGACGCATGTGGGCTGAAAAATCGTACCCTATCCCCAAATATTCCCCCCACTGGTGAAGGAAAACTTAAAACCTTCATATTGGGGGAAGCTAGTGGTGAGCGAGAAGATCAACTGAACAATCAATTTATAGGAGAAACTGGCCATTTTCTTAGAAAATGCTTTAGGATTATGGGGTACGATCTAGATAGAGATTTCAGAAAAACTAATGCCGTAGCGTGTTTTGTTTATCATCAAGTTCCTATATTTACTATAGATGGGTATAAACCTGTATCTAAAGTTAAGGTGGGGGATTTAGTATTAACCCATAAAGGAAGATTTAGAAAGGTAATATCTAGAATTCAAGATCTTCCCAAGCACCTTAAAAGAATTACTGAAGAAGTTTACAAAATTAAAGTGGGGAGGATCAATTCTCCTTATAAAAATAGAAGTTTGAAAGAATTTGTTGTTACCTCTTCACATAGATTTTTATCTAAAATAGACAATAAAGAAAATTGGGTTTATGCACGTCAATTAAATAAAGGAGATAGAATAATAGCCATAGGAGAAAAATGTATAATTTGTGGGGGTATTTTTTTTAAAACTAATTCTTATGGGGAAAATATTTGTTCTTTAATCTGCGAAAGTAAATACTTAGAGGATAAATATGGAGAAAAACTTAGGGAGAAAGCCCATGAAAAAGTAAGAAGATCGGCTAAACTGGGCGTTTGGGGGAAGATGACGGGGGGGAAAGTAACTAAGGAAGCTAAGCTAAAAGGCAGAATAAAATGGGCCAAAATTAAAGAATCTGAAAATAAATTATCTAGTATATCTCCTATCACAATAGGATTTGGAGAGGGGTCTTTAGCAAATTATTTATCCGATAAAAAAATACAATTCATTTCTCAATTTGCCATTGAAACATTAAATTATGATTTCTTTTTGCCAAAGTATAATTTGCTAGTGGAAGTAGATAATCCGGATAGGAACGGACAAAAATCAGTTAAAAATGATCAAACGAAAAAAAACATACTAGCTAAAAATTATAATTATGAATTACTCCGAGTTTCCTCTAAAAATCCTATTTCCCCAATAGAAAGATTAATAAAGAATCATAATCAAGAATATCAATTCACCGAAGTAGAAATAGTTTCTATAGAAAAAATTCCTATAGGAAAAAGAATGTCTTTAACTTGCATAGAAGTAGAAGAGGACAATAGTTTTATAGCAAATAGAGTAATTCATCATAATTGCCGGCCAACCAACGAGAAGGGGAGCAACCGAACTCCGACTACACGGGAAATCAAAGCTTGCGAACCTAACTGGCGAGCAGCGATACAACAATTTCAACCGAAGTATATACTACTTTTTGGCGCAAAAGCAGTAGAGGCGTTTTTCATGAATAGGACTCAACCTATTTCAACAAATTTATCTATTGGGAGATGGAGAAAACTTTGCATTCCTGATGTTCAAACGAAGGCTTGGGTTATCCCACTATACCATCCCTCTTTCGTTATCAGAAATCCTGACGCAGAGAACATTTTCAAATTAGACCTCCAATGGGCAATGGAACAAATAACTTCAAATTTACCAGAAATAGAAGAAATTGATTATTCCCAAAAGATAAAATGTCTAACCAATACAGATGAAATTTTAGATATTCTCAAAACGATTAAAGAACAAAAACCAACGATAGCATTTGATTATGAAACTACTGGCCTCCGTCCCTACTATCCCGGCCACTCTATTGTGTCTACGGCTGTCGCTATCTACGGGGAGGACATAGCCTATGCCTGGCCCTACTCCTACCCCGGAGCGTGGCAATCAGGACAGTTAGAAGCGTTGAATAAGGCATGGCGAGGGGTACTCTCCGACCCAGAAATATTAAAAGTAGCCCAGAATATTCAGATGGAGCATCCGTGGAGTAAAATCATAATTGGAGAAGAGCCAAAAGGATGGTATTGGGATACAATGGTTTGTTCTCATATCGTAGATGAACGAGCAGGATTTACAGGGCTAGATTTTCAAACGTTTATAAATTGGGGGTATGAATACGGAGGGGATATTTCTAAATTCAAAAAGGCCCTTCCGGGAACTAAATTTAATACTATGCAGAAGTGCCCATTAAATGAGCTATTGAAATATAACGGATTAGATGCTTATTTCACGATGAGATTGGCGGAACGGCAATGGGATTTCATGGATAAGGGGAATAAGGAATCCCTCGCCGCTTCTAAAGCCTACGATTTATTTCATAAAGGAGTTCTTGCTTTTTCTGATATGGAAATGGAAGGGATCTCAGTAAACGTAGAATATTATCAAGATACCCAAATAAAATTAGAAAAAAGACTAGATTTCCTAGAAAAACAATTACTTCGCTCTCCAGAAGCAAAATTATTTAAATCTAAAACAGGAAGAGAAATAAAATTAACTTCTTCTGATGATATGAAAAAACTTTTGTTTGAATTCTTAGGAGTAAAATCCATCAAAAAAACGGAGGGTGGTGGGGACTCCGTAGATAAAGACGTTGTGGAAAGTTTGGATATACCCTTCGCAAAAGATTTGGTTAAAAAAAGAAAATTGGATAAATTGAAGACTACTTATATTGATGGAATTTTAGGTTTACAAGTCAATAAAAAATTACATCCTAATTCTAATTTACATTTAGTAAGAACAGGCAGAAGTTCTATGGACTCCCCCAATATGCAAAACATTCCCAAAAGAGATAAAGAATCTATGACTATGGTAAGAAATGGAATAATTCCCTCTCCAGGAAACCTATTAGCTGAGGCTGATTATGGGGGGCATGAAGTCGGCATTTTAGCTTGCTATTCCAAAGACCCTGTATTAATGAAAGAACGTATAGATGGAGCGGATATTCATCAAGAGTGGGCAGATTTTTTACAACTAAAGGGATTCGATGCAAAAATAATGAGATTCGATGCCAAGAACGCCATGGTTTTTGCCCTCTTTTACGGCAGTTATTATAAAAATATTCATGCAGATTTAATTAGCAGAGGATACCATGATCTACCTATAATGAGAGTTCAAAAAGCAGAGCGAGAATTTTGGCTAAAATATCGTGGGATTAAAAAATTTCAAGATGGACTAATAAAATCATACCAACAAAACGGATATGTTGAAATGATGCATGGCTTCCGACGAAGGGGATTTTTAACCAAAAATGAAATTATAAATTCCGTAATTCAAGGCACAGCATTCCACGTACTTTTAGAATCAATAATTAAAATAAATGAAATATCAAAAGAAGAAAAATGGAAATCTAAATTAATAGGACAAATCCATGATTCTATAATTATAGATACTAACCCAAACGAAATAGATCATGTAATAGAAACCACTAAAAAAGTGATGACTAAAGATGTTTTAGCGAACAATCCTTGGATCATTGTCCCATTAATATCTGATATAAAAATAGGAAAAATTAACCAATCCTGGGATTTTTTAGTATGAGGGAGTTAAAAGTTGAAAATGTAGGAAATCCTGTAGTATAAGGTAAGGAGAGAACCTATGCCTTTGCAATTGTCGTATCGCCCAAAAAATCTAGAGGAGTTTTTTGGAAATGAAAATATTAAGGAAAGCCTAAAATCAATTTTATCAAGAGAAGATAAACCACATACCATTTTACTATCTGGTCCAAGTGGATGCGGAAAAACAACCCTCGCAAGAATAATCGCTAACATGTTGAAATGTTCTGAAATGGATTTAGCTCAATATAATATATCTGATATGCGGGGGATTGATACTGCTAGAGAAATTATAGCTAGTTGCCAGTTTGAGCCATTGTATGGGGACATAAGAGTAATCATTCTGAACGAATGTCACAAATCTACCGCCGATTTTCAGAATGCAATGTTAGAAATTCTAGAAGAACCCCCAAAGGGAGTCTATTTCATTCTTTGTACTACAGAACCAGAGAAATTGTTGAAAACAATTAAAACTAGATCCACCACATATAACGTTTCAACTCTACGAAAACACGATATGATTTCCTTGATAAATTGGATTTTAACCTCAGAGAACGTTCAATTATCGGAAAAGGTGAAAAGTGACATTCTATTCTCCGCAGAAGGGTGTGCTAGAAAAGCATTGGTCATTTTGGATCAAATCATTGATATCCAAGAGGAAGAGAAACAACTTGAAGCTATCAATGAAAATTTACCTAGTGAGACTGTCATTATTGACTTGTGCCGCAAAATTATGGCTAAAGAGAAGGGCGAAAATCGTTGGAAAGAATTATCCATAATGTTGAAGGGAGTGGATCAGGAAGCTGAATCAGTTCGCAGAGCGGTTCTTGGGTATCTTGCCTCCGTACTTTTAAATGGGGACCATAAGAATGGAGAGAGAGTAGTTAGATTGATGGCTGAATTCTCAAACAATTTTTATGATTCTGGAAAAGCCGGATTAATTGCAAGTTGTTACATGTCTACTCTAATATAAGGGGAAAATATGGACGTTAATAAAATAAATGAAGGAGTTGCGAAAGTGCTTACAGGCATCAAAGAGCTAAATGGTTTTGATATAGCAGAAAAGATAGCGGTGCTCCAATCCGCTGCTTCTTTACTACAAAATACTCTAGCAGCGGAGGGAATTAAAGAAATTTATAAAAATGTGTTCGATAAAATGTTAGGGGGGAAATAAGAAATGAGCGACGAATTAGAAATTTCAGAAATTGAAAAAGACTTAGAAATTGATAAAGACAACCTCGATATTGCATGCCTCGACCAGCCAAGACGTTTCCTAAAGTGGTCAATAGAATACTCAGAAGCCATCCGAGTCAGAGACGAAGCAAAAAGGAGGGCAATGGTAATTAAATCTAATATAAATATGGATGTACGTGCTCGCCCTGCGGAGTATAAAATAGATAAAGTAACGGAGGGTTCCATAAATGCAGCTTTAGAATCCAACGAGGAGGTGAATAAAGCCGAGAAAGAAATATCAGATGCACAATATGCGGTGAATATTTATTCCGCCGCAAAAGAAGCACTAGATCAACGCCGGTCCATGTTGGAGAGATTGGTGGCTCTGTACATCTCTGGTTACTTTTCTCAAGTTCGGTTGGATACCACAGAGGTAGGAAAATTAGCAGATGACGCCACCGCCCACCAACGATCTCTCCTCAAGGCCAGAAAGAGGACCGAATGAATGATTTAAAACTGTGGGAACAAATATTAATAGCTGTAGTTGGAATACCCTTATCACTAATGGCTATATATATGGTGGTTAGGGTAATAGCCACAGCGTGTATGAACAGTTGGTGGGACACTAAAATTAGTCACACCAAAAAACTCCTTGACGTGTTCAAGGATAACCCCCAAAAGGGACCGGAGGGCAAAAGTGACGCTCCGCCACATAAATGAGGCGGCTTCTAAGAACATGTTAGCTAACACTAACATTAAGTCCTTCAGGCTGCGTCCCAGCCTGTATACCACGGGCGAGAATTACTCGCGCCGCCGCATGATCTCTGTGCGCACTATACCCACAATCACAATCATGCCTCCGCTCACTCAAGGTTTTCTTTTTAACCTTGCCGCACTCAGGACATATCTGCGAAGTATAACGCGCACTCACCTCTTCGTATCGAAGACCGGCGCTTTCAGCCTTGTTCTTCAATATCATAAGGAAGCTAGCCCAGCCAGCATCCAACACCGCTCGTGCCAATCGGTGGTTCTTGACCATCCCTTGGACGTTCAAGCTCTCCACCACAAAAGCTCCGTAGCGATTGATCAAATTCACCGCAATTTTATGATGAGCATCCTTTCGTACATTCGATATTTTCAAGTACAATTTGGAAACAATCCTTCGTTGTTTTTCTCTACTATTCGATCCTTTTTTCTTTCTACTCAAACTGCGTTGGGAGATTCGAAGTTTGCCAAGATTTGGCTTCATCGGTTGAAGAGGATAGATATGCTCTCCATCACTAGTAGTCAAGAAACTTTCCAACCCAACGTCAATACCAATAATAGGCTTACATGTAATTATTTGAGGCACCAGGGGGAATTTGCAAACCGCCGTCACATACCATTTATCCAATTCTCTTTTAATATTAATAGTTTTAACTGTACCTTCAATGAGGCGATGCAAATTGATTCGTACCAGTCCAATATGTTGAAGCCTCAGTTTATTACCTATTATCCGGGCACCATCTCCGCCACCAGATGGAAACGTTATCGAATGAAATTGATTTCTTGCTTTGAATCTCGGGTAGCCCGGCTTTCCGCCAGATTTAACACGGCGAAAGAACGCTTTGAAAGCCTTATCCAAATTGCGCATTGTTGCTTGAGCAGAGGAAAAATTGATTCTAGCATAGTATGGGTTTATCTTTCGATCAAGGGTAAATTGGGCCGATTGTTCCACATAATTAACGCCATGTTTATTTGTTTCATAAGATTCCTTTCGCCACCTCAAACAGGCATTGTAAAGTCTTCTGTGGGTTTCAAGGGATGTTTCAAGTTCCCTAGTTTGATTCACATTTGGTTCAAGTCGATATTTGAAAGCTTTGAACATCTACTTTCCCTTTTGCGAGTCTATATACATTCGTATTGTTACTCCCAAAACTTGCCCTACAGTTCCAGCATAATAACTACGACTCCAAAGAGTAGGCAATCGAGAACGCAACGAAGAAAACTCCCGACGCAATATTCGACTAGTGAAACCCTTCAGTCGATTTACAATTTCAGCAATCCCTTGACGAGGGTCAAATTCTATAAATATATGGACATAATCTGGATTTATATCCAAAGAGTAAATTACCATTTCCAATTCTTTTGTCTTGGTATAAAGCAATATCCTAAGCCTCTTTTCAATATCCTCTACAAGCACAGGGCGGCGGTATTTGGTGCACCATATCAAATGCAATTTAAGATTAAAAATTGCCTTAACATTTCGAACATATCTTGCCATGTAAATTATTATAAGTTCGGCGAGTATATAAGTCAAGTTAATCGAAAGGAGGGAGTTTCCTCTGCCACCTAAAGGCAGCAGTTACTAATTTAATAAAATAAAAGAAGGAGGAAAAAGAAATGGCCACGCTTGACAGACGTGCGGCGATGAAAGAATCTCTGGCAAAGAAAACCCAAGAGTCATACGAAAAGCGGGATGACTCTGGGCAGTTTAAAAACATTTTCAAAGATGAATACGTTAGCAAACTTTGGAAATGTGGGGAGGGGGAACATCTTATCGATATTATTCCCTTCCTTGCTGGAGACCATGATCCTAATACCAAGCCTGGGGAACCCAATTATGTATTGATTCTTTGGGTTCATTATCAGGTAGGGGTAAATCAAGATGCTTATGTTTGCCCCGCTCGCAATTATAATAAGTCCTGCCCCATTTGCGAATATCGTGAAGAGGTTCGCCGGCAGGAGGATTATGATGAGGATCTGGTAAAGGAACTCACCCCCAAACGTCGGAGTATCTACAATATCCTGTGCTACGATAATGATAAGGAAGAGAACAAGGGGGTTCAGATCTTCGATGCCGCCCACTGGTTTATGGAGAAGCATATTGCACCTTTGGCTAAGACCCCCGTTCGGGGGGCTGGAAAATCCACTGATATGTACGTGGCATTCTCAGACCCAGATACAGGGAAATCCATCTCCTTTACTCGTAAGGGAACCAAGAGGAATTCGGAATTTCTAGCCCATAAGTTTGTGGACAGAAATTACCAAATTCCTGATGAAGTTTTGGATGCGGCTTTCATTTTGGACGATTGCGTCAACTATTCTTCTTATGATGAAATTAATCTGGCTTTTCAAGGAGGGGGAGGGGATGTAGCTCCCCCAACAGAGGAATCCCCAGCACCCCAACCGACAGCGGCTCCCGCAGAATCCCGACTTCGTACCAGAGCAACTCCTGCTCCTGCTGCGGAACCTCCGATACCTGCCCCGGCTGTTAATCCAACCCCCACCCCCCGTCAACGCCCCGCCGCTACTCCAGTAACGGCTGGTGCCCAGATCTGTCCTGTTGGGGGAGTATTTGGGGCAGATTGTGAAAAGTATAACGAGTGCGCTACTTGCCCCATTTGGGATGACTGCTCGGCTGAGAAGGATAAGATTGATGCGGCTGGCGCAGAGACTTCTGCACCCTCTGCTACTCGTCCTACTCCTGCAGCCCCGGCAACTCCTAGACCAACTCCTAGACCTGCGGCTCCTGCAGCAGCGGCTCCGGTAGCAACCACTGCGGCTCCTGCCACTGCAGGACCCAGACGTGGTTTAAGACCAAGAGGGTAATACATATGGGGACGGTCACAGACGGTCGGGGTGTATTGGTTCGGGATAGCCTATCACTTCTTCCCAACTGTCCGTCCCCTTTTTGATTGCTCCAGGGAGCGTTAAGCCTTGTGTAGGGGGCTGAAACTGGTGCATTGGTTGGGGGGGTGTTCCGTATGTCTGGTTAGATTTTCCGGTACGGACACGGATGGTAACCGTGCTGACCAAGCGAATGTCTTGGGACGATGGCACCCCTAACCACCAAATTAATTAGGAGGGAAAATGATAGTAAAACAGAAATTAGATAATTGTGAAAATCACGGCCTTCAATATTCTTGGAAAGTTTTTGAGTTACATCAAAAATGGGGGGATGGGCGCAAATTAGTAAATGGTAGTTCCTTTCCTCCTACTGAAACTCCTATTAGAGAAAAACTACTTCCCCTTATTATGAAACAAACCACCCATATTAGGAAATGTCAAAATTGTTTACGAGAAGAATTATTTGAAATGGAAGAAGTTAGAAAATGGGTTGTTAAATAATGGATGATGGGGTGCCCTATACCATATTCAAACTGCGTCATCCAGACTTGGGGAGTGGGAGCTACCAGCCGGATAAGGGACTGCCTCTCTTGAGGCTTATATCCCACTTCCCAAGGACTATAAAATGAAAAAAGAAGTTATCAAAGAAGATCCTATGCACGAATGGTTTGGATTAACTTATGCATCATACTTAGTTCTTCCTAGAGTAGGATTAATTTCAATGCCATATAATTGGCAAAAGAAAATGGTCAAACTTTTAGAAGAAATGAAAGAAACTTTTTATCCAGATGATCTTATGCCGGAATTATCTCAATACAAAGTTCTACTTACAGATAAAACTGGAAGATCTATCAAAGACCCGTTACGTCATTATCGTCACCATCCTAAGTTAAAAATTAAGGAAAAAATTTGAGCAATCTTTTAATAATTGATTCTAATTTCATAGCATACAGAGCCATGCTATCAATGATGGGACTCTCTTATGAGGAACATTCCACTGGAGTTATATTTGGTTTCATGAGAGAAATTTTAAAGTTATCGGAGGATTTTGAACAACCTCGATTTACATTTGCTTGGGATTCTAGAAAATCATATCGTAGAGATGTTTACCCTGATTATAAAAAACGCCCTCAAATTGAAGATCCCGAGATGGAAGATATAATTCGTTCTGGTAAACCCCAATTTACGGAAATTCGTACAAAGATTCTTCCTAAATTAGGATTTCAAAATAATTTTATTCAAACTGGATTAGAAGCAGACGATATTATTGCTCATATAGCTAATGACCATGCTTGGGAATTTGATCATACTTATATTGTAACGTCGGACGAAGATTTATACCAATTATTAAATTCAAAAGTATCTATTTATAATCCAAGAGAAAAGAAAATTTACTCTAAAGATGATTTCATAGAAGAAAAAGGGATAGACCCTAATATGTGGTACTACGTTAAATCGGTCGCAGGGTGTTCATCTGATAATATAAAAGGAGTAGTTGGAGTTGGCGAGAAAACTGCTATAAAATATTTAAAATCAGAATTAGGAGTTAGTTCAAAAAAATATCAAGATATACATGCTTTTGATCCTACTTTTAATTATTCCTTAGTGAAACTTCCTCATAAAAGATCCACTTCGGTAGATTTAGTACCAGATAAATTAGATTTCAATATATTTGAGGGAATATGCATGGATTATGGATTTTCTAGTTTTTTAAAGAGGGATTTATACAACAAATGGAGAGTTTTATTAAAAGGAGATCAGAATGCCATTGATTAAACGCAAAATACAAGATGTAGCAAAAGGGTTAGTGGCTATACATGAAGAAGAGGAAGAAGTACTTATAGATAAAAGTCGCATGGTTTCTACGGGGTCCACGTTACTAGATTTGGCGATCAGTGGTAGACGCATACGTGGGGGAGGAGTTCCCTCCGGTATACTTATGGAAATTTCTGGACCCCCTTCTAGTGGAAAAACCTCCGTTCTTGGAGAGATGGTAGCCTATGTCCAAAATACTGGTGGTATAACCAAAATAGGAGATGCCGAACGTCGAATGACTCCAGATTGGTTAAAATATATGGGGATCAAAATTAATAAAGAAGATTTATCAAATCCTACTACTGTTAAAGAAGTAGAAAATTTAATTATGGAAACCCCTGAATCTGAAAATGGGGGAGTTAGTTTGACAGCCATAGATAGCGTTGCTGTTTTAATGTCTTCATTAGAAGATGAAAAGGGGGATAAAAGAGGTAGTTCAAGAGCGAAAGAATTCCATCAATTATGCCGAAAGGCAAAAGCAGAAATATCCAAGAAAAATCGTTTGGTCGTACTAACAAATCAAGTACAAGATATCCAAGATGCATTACCTGGGCAAAAAAGAACTAAAACTGGTGGTGGAAATGCTATCCCATTTTTAGCATCTCTACGTTTAGAAGTAACACCTACATTAGGATCTAAAATCAAGAAAAAAGTAAAAATAGGAGCAGTAGAGGTTGAAAAAGTAATTGGAGTAAAATCCAAAGTAACGGTAATAAAAAGTTCTATAGACGCCCCATATAGAGAAGCCGATATATTCATAATTTTTGATTATGGGCTTGACGATCTATGGGGAAATTTAGTGTACATTAAAGAAATGTCTGGTAACAAAAAATATTGGGCCGTAACGGAGGAATTCATTAGTCTTGAAAAATCTATTAAACATATAGAAGAGAATAATCTTCAATCTCAACTCAAAGAAGCTGTTATAAATATGTGGGAAGAAATTGAAGATTATTCTCTTCTA